CACCCAACGATACAAGAGGCGCTGGAGCGATCCATGCGCCGTGTCGGTAATGGCGTGTAGGGGGCTGAAATAACGCTCGTCCTGCGCGCCGGTAATCGCAAAGGGACGAGCCATGCCTATCCTTCCAGTCGGTACTGAAAGCAATATTCCGTATCAGCAAGTTCTGAGTATGGCGATCGAGGACCGTTCCTCGTCGTACCAAGACTTGGTGTCCGACAACAACGCACTTCTGGCGGTGATGCGAGACAAGGGCCTGTGGGAAACCTACAGCGGCCCGCGCATTCGCCAGACGCTACAGATCGCCAAGCAAACCGCGCAGTGGTATTCCGGCTACGATGTTTTGCTCAACCCCGCCGTCGATCTGTTCGCCGACGCTTGGTTTGAGCCGAAATTCGTCGCCGTACCGATCATCCTGTCGAACCAGGAAATTCTGAACAACGAGGGCGACAACCAGGTCATGGCTGTGCTCAGCAGCTACATGGCCGCGGCCGAGCGCGCGCTTGAAGACGCAATGGACAGCGCGATGCACTCTGTTGGCGGCGGCAAGCAGCTCACCGGCTTGCAGACGGCAATCCCGACTGTCAACAACTCCGGCGTCTACGGCGGCATCGACCGGGCGCAGAACGCCTGGTGGCAGACTGGTCTTTTCAACGCCAACTCGTTCTATGCCGGTGCGACACAGGTTACCTCGACCACCATCCGCCCGATGCTCAACCGCATCATGACCACCAACTCGCGCGGCAAGGACTATGCCGATCTGTTGTTGATGTCGCCGCAGCACTACGAGGCCTACGACGCCGCGACGATCGCCATCCAACGCCAGACCAGCGGCTCGCTCGGCAAGCTGGGCTTCAGCACGCTCGAGTACATCGGCGGCGGCAAGCGCAGCACCATCGTGCTGGAAGGCGGCATGGGTTCCGACATGCCGGCCGACACCACCTACGGTCTGCACACCGACAGTCTGCGGCTGCGGTATCACCCGAGCCGTAACTTCGACAGCCTGTTCAAGGGGCAAGGGCAGATGCCAATAGACAAGGACGCCATCGCCCAGTTTATTGGCTGGGCCGGCGAACTCACAATGACGAACCCGAAGTTCAATTGGAAAATGTACGACCCGACGCCGGGTTCGTAAGTGGCTTGCGATCCGGTTTGTTGACGCGGGCTGGGTCGAAAGAGGGGCGGGTGCCGGGGCGTTTGATTTGCCTTCCGGCGTCTACGGCATCCGCCTTTTTATTTAACAGGAAGGGCAAACGAAATGGCTGTACCGAATGACAAGGGCGTGGTCGCGGTGTTCCGCAACGACGTTGTGAAAAACCCACTTAAGACCGCACAGGCTGGCCGTCCGATCTTTGACGATGTCGAGTATGTCGAGCTTCGCCACCCAGGATCGAAGGACGTTGGCGTTTACCCGGCAACGGAGGGTTCGCACTGGGGCGAAGACCCGATCACTGGCGACATCCGCCGCATCACCTTCGCCGAGCGGTTTGCCAAACAGTATCAGCAGTTCAAGGCGCACGACCGGCAGACCAAGTCAGGCACGCCGCTCGACTATCTGACGTTCCTGACGGCGGCCAAGTGCGCCGAGCTTCGCGCGCTGAACATCTACACCGCCGAGGCGCTGGCGATCATCGACGGCAGCGAACTGAAGAACCTTGGCCCCGGCGGGCGCGAGCTGAAGAACCAGGCCATTGCGTTCCTGGAGAACTCAAGCGACATGGCCAAGGTCACCAAGCTGGAGGCCGAGCTCGAGGAGATGCGGGCACGCAACCAGGTGCTGGAGGACGATCTCAAGACGCAGCCGGCGGCCCATGAGCAGCCAACCGAATACGACAGCATGAGTGACGACGAGATCAAGGAGCACATCAAGGCACTCACCGGCGTGACGCCGCGGGGCAACCCGTCACGCAAGACGCTCATCCGCATGGCGCAGGAGCAGAAGGGCAACGTGGCGGCATGACGCTGTTGATGGTGGCGAAAGACGTCTGCATGGCAGTCGGCGTCAACCCGCCGTCATCGATGTTTGGCACATCGACCCAGCCGCGCACGCAGGCCGAGTTGCTGTCGCTCGCCAACGAGACAGCGCAGAAAATTGCCTATGACGTTCGCGAGTGGCGGGCGCTGAAGTCGATCCAGGTCTTCAACGGCGACGGGGTGGCAGACAGGTTCGCTCTGCCGGCCGACTTCAAGCGGCTGCTGCTGACGTCCCAGGTCTATCCATCCACCTCCACCAACACGCCCTTGAAGTTCGTGCCCGACGCCAACGAGTGGCTGCTGCGCCGGATCAACAACTGGCAGGACGGCTGGGGCGAGTGGACGATCATCGGCGACGACATGCTGATCTTCCCGATCTTGGCAGTCGGACAGAGCGTCACGTTCGCCTACCTCAACAAGAACTGCATCAGGCTGGCCGGCGGCGGCTACGGCGACCAGTTCACCAACGACGGCGACGTGTTTCGCATCGACGAACGCCTGTTGAAACTGGGAATGACGTGGGAGTGGAAATGCCGCAAGGGGTCGCCTTACGCCGAGGATATGGGCACCTACTCCGACGCACTGGTTAACGTTGCCGGCGCCGATACGCCGGCGCCAATTCTCGTCGATAGCGGCTGGGACCGGGGTTGGACGAGAATTGCCAATGCCAATATCATCCAGCAGTAAGTCGTTCAGCCCTCCTGCATTCAACGTAGCCCTGGAAGGCCCGCAGGGACCGCCGGGACAGACTGGTCCGATTGGACCGGCAGGACCGCAAGGACCGCCGGGCACCGGAACGGCAACCGACATCACGGTGTCGCCGGGTGGCGACATTGCGTCCACCAACGTGCAGGCGGCCATCACCGAATTGGACAACGAGAAGGTCGCCAAGGCCGGCGATCAAATGACCGGCGACTTGAATATCAGTGCGGCTTTTTCTGTCGTCCCCTGGCAGTACGGCGACTTTCTGGCTGGCCCAGGCTATATCGCCCACAATGCTTATGACAATGTCTTTGGCCCATATCTGTATTTCGGACGTTCTCGTGGCAATTCTGCTGCGCCGACGTCTGTGCAGAATGGCGATATTGGTGGTGGGTTTGTCTGGTCGATATACGACGGTACAGGTTGGCCCGAGCCAACGTCCATCAAGGCAGTTGTCGATGGCCCTGTAGCTACAGGATCAGTTCCGACAGCACTGAACTTCCGGACAGGCTCCACCGATGCCAACTCTGCCGAGCGACTGCGCATCGCTAGTGACGGTAAGATCACGCTCACCGGGCCGGTGCCGATCGTAGACGCCACTCAGGTTACCACAAAGGCTTACGTCGACACCAAGGCACCGCTGGCGACAATCTCGCCGTTGCCGCCATCCGGCGGTGTCGATGGCGATGTCTGGTATCAGGTGCTGGGAGGCGGCGGCGGGCCTCCCTACTCCGACACCATCACGCCGGGCTCGCTGCCGATCGTCGGCAAGACCTTCTCGGTTGGCGCCGCGACGACGACCATCACGCTCGACGACTTGATGGTGACATTCCAGGGCATACTGGAGCACGGCGTCTACGTCGATGGCGAAATGCCCTGGGTGGTGATGCCGCCCGGTGGCGTGCTGCCGCCGGAATATCATGTCGATCCTGATGCTGTCGAAATTGTAGCCGACCCGCCGACCGAGCCGTGGAAAGGAACGACGCTCAAGCTGGTCGGCCTGGGCATGATGTGCGACCCGGACTATCTAATTTACCACCCGTTCGATGACCGGCTCAGTGTCGCCGCTCCGAATTTCGGGCCGGGGATGACATACGACGAAGACTTGGCGCTTCCGCTGGACGTGAATATCGACCACTACCCAGACGGAAGCCCAAAGACGCTGTGGATCGCTCGCCTGCGGGACGAGGTGCAGCACGGCTCGATGTTCTCCGGCATATCGCACATGATCCAGATCACGCTGGTGTCGGTTGCGCCTGCCGCGAACGCCATCAAGCCTACGGGTTTTCTGGTCACGGGCGGCAAGCCGGAATACACGACAGACGATATTAACTTCGATGCTGTTACGCCGGTCCCGATCCCGTCCGGTGCGGTTGAGCCTGACTGGGATACAGCGGACGCACTCAAGGG